GCATCCGCAGCTTGCGCTGGACTTGGACAACGGACAGGGACTGTGTTGGGATTGCCATGAGTTGACAAAAAATAAGAGCAGTAAAAAAATACCAACAGGTGTGAGAGTTATAAAAGCATAGCCCCCTACCTCAAAGGTTAGAGGCGGCTCTTAGATAACCGAGTGCCGTCCTTCCTTCACATCGCGGAAGGTTTACAGCGGGGGTGTAGGCGAAAAGGAGTTGATATAATGGCGTCAAAAATTGATAAAGCACTTAAAGCAGCTTTGCCTGATGATGAAGCAGTAATACGGGAATATGATCGCTTGATAAAATTATTTAAGACAGCACCAAAGGAAAAACTTGCTCTCGCCCGGAAGTTAATTTCAAGGGCGGCGTTTTTGGCTGTGACGATTGATGAGCTTGAAAGAGATATCTCTGAAAATGGTTATGAGCAGGAATATCAAAACGGAGAATTCCAACGAGGAATGAAAAAATCTGCTGCTGCCGATCTGCATGTATCGTATACGAAAAATTTGCTAGCTGTTATGAAGCAGCTCAATGACATGCTCGATATCAAGGGCGCTGGCGGTGGTGATCCGTTTGAAAGCTTCTGATGTTTCAAGTTTGATTTTATCGTCTCAAGCCTATCGGTTTGCAGAAGATGTTTTGTCTGGAAAGATTATATCTGGCAAAAGGAGAAAACAGGCTTGCCAAAGGTTTATAGATGATTTAGAGAAATCGCAGGATCCTCAGTACCCATGGAAATTCGATATACAAAAAGCGTACCGCCCCATAGATTTTATGGAGCGGTTTTTAGTGCCTACCAAAGGCGACTACGACAAAATGACATTGCAACCTTGGCAACACTTCGTTGAGGCGAACCTTTATGGTTGGGTTGATAAAAAAACATGCTATCGCAGATTTCGTGAGGGCTTAATTGTTGTTGGATCCGGTAATGGCAAAAGTACGATGGTTGTTGGTAACGGTGCTTATATGCTATCAAAGGATGGTGAAAGAGGACCGGAGGTTTACACACTTGCGAACTCTAAGGAACAGGCAAGAATAATATTTGAAGAATGTTCCGCTCAGGTAAAAAGCAGCCCATTATTGTCAAAGCATTTGAGAGTTACCCGCGATGGGATTTATTACGACCCTGCTAACGGTAAGATGCAACCACTGGCGACAGATTCCCGGAATCTTGACGGGCGAAACGTCCACTTAGGTGTATTTGATGAAATACAAGAATACACGCACTATAAACTAATAAATGTAATAAAGGCCAAGACTAAAAAGCGCAAACAAGCGCTTATTTTATATATCACGACGCTTGGAACTGTAATAGATGGTCCACTGATGGATTTTTATATTTTAGGCGGGAAAATACTTGACAATGATCCTGCAATATCAAAAAGAGCCTCAGACAGAATGTTTGTTTACATAGATGAAATTGACGAGGAAGACGACCCGGATGATGTGAGTTGTTGGGGAAAGGCTAATCCAAGCTTGGGCGTATTACTTGATAAAGAAGATCTAATTGACGAGTGGGAACGGTGCAAACTGGTACCGGCTGAAAGGTCAAACTTCATAAATAAGCAGCTGAATGTGTTTACGATGGTGGACGAGTTATCGTTCCTTGACACAAAGACCATCCGAGCGAATGACCGTACTCTTGATGTTGACACTTTGAAAAATCAGATTTGTTACGGCGGGTTTGACTTAGCAGAAACAAATGACTTTTGCTCTGCTTGCTTGGAATTCCCGCTGCCGAATAATGACTTTTTTGTGTTGGAACACTCCTGGGTACCTCGGAAGAAAACAAAAGAGGACAAGGAAAAATTAGATTGGCTCAACCTTGAAAAAGCCGGAGTGTTATCCTTTGTTGACAAGGATTATGTGGAATATGAACTTGTTTTACAATGGTTCTTGCAACAAAGAGAGCTTTACAGGATAGATTCCATAGGCTACGACCCCGCAAAGGCCTTTATGCTGGTGAACGAGATGCGCGGCCGTGGATTTGTGTTAAACGAAGTTAGACAGGGCGAATTAACACTGACCAACCCGCTCGACAATCTAAGGGAAAGATTTATAGACCGGAATATAATTCATAACAACAATCCGCTATTTTATTGGTACCTTGGCAATGTGAAGCTAACAAAAAGAGGCCCGAATGCGACTTATTTACCTACAAAGCAGAACAAAAACCGCAAGATAGATGGTTTTGCGGCTTTATTAAACGCGCATTGCGAGTGGATGAGAAAACATCCAACATACATTGCGCCTGATAAAAAAGTATCGACAATAATTAAAATTTAAAGGCGGTGATGAAAATTTGAAATTTATAGATTACCTGTTTAGGCGTCGCAAAACTGAAAAAGCAGCCTCACCGCCGACAACAGGCACAAGGGCGCTGATCCGCTCTTCTTTTTTGCCTCGATGGATCCGAGGCGATTACACGCTACGGAATAGCGAATTGATTTTTTCGGCAGTATCAAGAATATCAAATGCGCTGTCGGCCATGCCGGTCCAACTTTATCGCGGGTCTACAATTGTCAGGAATGACCTAAATGACATGGTGGGGTTTGAGCCGAACACAAACATGACAAGCTGCCAATTTTTTAAAACGATGGAGGCTTGCAGGGGAACGGAAGGCAATGCGTATGCATTGAAAGTATATGGACCCGATGGAACATTATCGGGGTTAAGGCCACTCGATCCGCTGAGAGTTAAACCAACACTTGAGGAAGAATCAGGGGAACTTTGGTACAGGATTTCGCCAGAACGGGGAGCGGATTATTATATCCATAACTTTTACATAGTCCATGTACCCTTTATCTCCACAAACGGATATTCCGGCGTAAATCCGGTGTCGGTGCTGTTTAACACGCTGTCATACAACGATGAAATACAGACATTCAGCGCGTCACAATTAAAAAAGGGCATAAATGCACAGGTGGTGTTAGAGGCTCCGGCCAACCTTGGCGAAAACCAAAAAAAGGACATGATAAACGACTTCATGGAAACCTACAAAGAAACCGCCGGTAATATTCTGTTGTTGGAATCCGGGGTACAAGCGAAGTCGCTCAGCCTATCCCCTGTGGACACAAAATTGTTTGAGGTTGAAAAGATAAGCCGTTCCCGCGTGGCGATGGTTTACAATATCCCGCCGCACTTGTTGGGTGATTATTCGGATACATCGTTTAGTTCACAAGAGCAGCAGATGTTAGAGTTCCTGATGCTGACGATGCTGCCGATCGTGACGGCTTACGAACAGGAGTTAAACAGGAAATTGCTGACCAAAGCAGAACGCCGACGCGGTTATCGTTTTGTTTTCGACATGAACGCCATACTCCGGGCTGATGCAGCAACAAGAGCAGACGTACATCAGAAAGCTATTAGGGGCGGCTGGGAAACACCAAACGAAGCCAGGGCTGACTACGGACGCGACAAGGACGCGAATGGCAATAAATTGTTAGTTTCAAGAGACTTAACGACACTTGAATATTTGATTAAAAATCCTGATAAAGTGAGAGGAGGGGAAAATAATGTACCTAAACAGGATACGTCCGCCGAAACCTAAGTTTGCCGAAAAGGTGACAAAAGCGGAATTTGTACCGGAGGAGCCAGTCATTAAGGACACAAAAGCTACAACTGCTGACGATGTCGCAAAGGAATTCAATGTTCCGATGGATGCGCTTGAGAAAGTCGACCCGTCGGGAGAAATGTTTGAGACTTTCAAAGAAAACATGAAACCGGACATTTCCACCTTGCCGTATTCCGAACTTAGAAAACTCGCTGCGGAGAAAGGGATTAAAACGTCGAGAAACCCTAAAAAGGACGAGCTTATTGAGTTGTTAGGAGGTTCAGATGGTTAATAAGAAAAGCTGGGAAGAATTTAGAGCATCAGGCTTGTTGTGGTTTATAAACACAATATTGCACATGTTCGGCTGGGCTATAGTAGTTGATGTTGAGGCCGATGAAAACGGCGCATATAGCGATAATTGTGTTATCACAAATGTATACCCCGCCCGTGTAAAGTTTCGCGGTTTTGACGAGAAGAGCAACACGGAAGGATATATCAAGGTAAGTCAATATATAAAAGAAAACGCAGAAACGCTTGATGCAGAAGCGCGTGAATAAGGAGGTTCTAATGGACAGAATAGACAAACTTAAATCAGTTAGCACAATACCAGCCGATTCCGAGGCTGATATTGCTCTGATAAATCAATACTCATTAAAGGAGCTGACACCGCAAGACGTCTTTTGTTTTTCTATCATCCTCTGCGATAACGAGGTAGACCGCGATATGGAGCGTTTCACGAACGAAAGCCTTGACAAACTGGCACCGATGTTCCTGGGAAAATCGGTTCTGTTCGATCACCGCTGGAGTACTGAAAAGCAAGTTGCACGGCTATACCGTACATTCGTGGAGGAATTGAGCGAAAAAACCCAGATGAGGGAACAGAAGAGGGTATTGCGTGGCAGTGCCTACATGCTGAGGACGGAGGAAAACGCCGAAATCATCAAGGCCATAGAGGGCGGCATCAAAAAAGAGGTTTCCGTGGGCTGCAGCATGGGTGCCTGTGCCTGCTCAATATGTGGAGAGAAATTCTCCTACAATTGGCAGACAGGGAAATATCTTTGCGAAAATAACCACTTCAAAGGTGACACCTACGACGGAAAAATGTGTGTTGGCGATCTGACGGACCCTAAAGATGCTTATGAAGTATCCTTTGTGGCTGTTCCAGCGCAAAAAGGCGCAGGCGTGACCAAGGGCCTCGATGGGGAATTCGACCACGATGGAGAATTTGATCGCATTGAATTCCTGAAGACCTACGACCTCAGCAAAATCAGCGCGGAGGACAAAAAAGAGATCATCAAGTTATTGCAAATGTCGCTCTCGGATGATGAGGAGCGCAAAGAACGGGCGAAATTACTCGCCGAAAACAAAAAATATTTGGAGGTAAAATAATATGACACTTTTTGAACTGAAAGAAAAAATAGCAACATTGAACGCGGCTATCAAATCCGATGCGGACTGGATAGCGGAAAAAGCCGCGGATCCCACCGTAAAAATGGAAGAAATCAACGCAAAAACGGCTCACAGGGATGAGTTAGTGGCAAGACGTGACCTGCTCCAGAAGCAACATGATGAGATGGAAGCACAGCAGAGAAAACACCTGGAGGATCAGAGAAGATCTCAGCCCAACACCGGTGACCCTGATAAAGATGACGCAATAAAGAGAAAGGCTGCGTTTTATAAGACTGCTCTGATGGGGGATATGGAAGGCGCAAGAAAAACATATGAAGGACTTGGCGCAATTCCTGCTAATACAGCAGCTCTTGGAGGTGGCGAGAATCTTCTCCCCATTAACATGGAAACAGAGCTTATCACCGAGCCGTTTGAAACCAACAGCCTCAGAACAATTGAGCAGGTGTCGCAGATCACCGGCCTTGTTGAGCCGAAACTCCTGTTTGATATTGAGGATACCGATCTTGCCGATGTAACTGACCAGGATACTGCCAAAGAAATTGAAATGACCGGCAGCGATGTTGAGTACGGAAGATTCAAGACGAAGATTACCGCAACCGTCAAAGACACCGTTCTGCATGGAACACCGACCAACCTTGTATCAACCATTGAGAATGCGCTCCGTTCCGGGCTTGCGAAGAAAGAGAAAATGCGTGCATTTGCTACTACTTCCACTCCCCCCGATGGAATACACGATCACATGTCGTTCTACCTCAAGGGCATCAAGTCAGTTGCCGGTGATGACATCATTGACGCTATTATTAAGGCTATTGGTGATTTGCCTGACAGCTTCAGCGAGAACGCATCCGTTGTAATGAGAAAGACTGATTATTTCTCTGCTATCAATAAGTTAGCCAACGGCGGAGCTACCCTGTGGGGCAAGAAGCCGGAAGACGTTATCGGCTATCCTGTAATCTTCAACGACAAGGCCGTTGTTCCCGTAATTGGTGACTTTAGGTATGCAAGGCAGAACTACGACATCGGCACCATCTACGAAACGGACAAAGACGGTAAGAAGGGCGAATACTACTTCATCTTGACCGCATGGGGCGACCATCAGATTAAACTTGCAAGCGCGTTCCGTCTCGCCTATGTCCGCGCCCAGATTATAGGTGCATCCATTTCCGGCACAACTGTAACTGCTGGGGGAAAAATCACGGTTGACGGCCTTGTTTTCAACGACGGCAACCCTGACGATGAACATATTCCAACGTATTTGTGGCAGAAACTTGTAGACGGAACTTGGACAGACTTGGACAACAATTATAATGGATATAACGGCGCAGAACTGACAACCGCAGCCGGAGACGCAAACGCATCGTTCCGCTGCAAAGTAACCTTCACCGATAATGACGGTTCAAGCACAGTTTACACCAACGTCGTGACAGTATCCTCTGCTGGATGATGAAAGGAGGTCCACTATGGCAGTAACGGCGAAAAAATTAAAAGAATATTTGCGGCTGCCGCCTGACGATTATGCTTTGACGGGTGATGCAAGCATTGACATTGACACTTTCGCCGCTGCTGTCACCGAGAGCGGCACCTATACGTTTATAAAAGGAGATGACGGCTGGACATTAAACGGTTCAGCCGTCGATCTTTCCGAGTATGGGATTACGGCAGGCGAAGCGGAAACGGAAATCACAGTAGAGTATTTAACTGAAAGTGTCGACGCATACCTGCAGGCCGCTAAGTCAAAAGCAAAGGCGGCAGGGATTCCCGTCTTTGAAAATAACGCTCAATATGATTTATTTATCCTGGCACTGGCGGCAATGTACTACGATAACCGCGCCATGACATTTCAAAACCCGGCAGATGCGGCAAATGCACAGAGAATGATTGACAGCTTTGTTTTAGAGTTGAGGTATGCCGAGGACGGTGATGATACATGAATCCGGGCAGAATGAGAGACAGAATCACTTTTCAAAAGAAAGCCGAACAATCCGGTCCTTTTCCTCCACTCGATGAATACGAGGATCACATTACACTATGGGCAGAGGTTAGGTTTTTGAGAGGCAGGAATTTCTACGCTGCAAAAGCTGCCAACGTCAAAACCGATGTGGAGTTCATCATCCGGCATCAAACCGATTTAGACGAAACCATGAGAGTAGTCCACAAGGGCAAAAATTACGAGATTGAGGGCATAGTACCAATGGACAATAGAAGCGGCTACATGATGATCCGAGCTTACGAAATAAAGCATGATATGTAGGTGATAGCGTGAGTTTTAAAGTTGATTATACAGAAAAGGACAGTAACGCTTTTGAATTGTTTTTGAAGAGCATCTCCGCAGAAAGCGAGGAAGCCGAAAAGAAAATGCTCAAAGAGGCAGGGGAACAGGTTAAAAAGGCTGTTGTCGCTAATCTCAACAAACACAGAAGGACACTGGCAAAAAGGTATAAAGGTAGACCCGCTATGGCTGATGACGTGAAAGTGTCAACAAGGAAAGACCGGGGCGGCAATCTTGTGGCCAGGGTGCAAGGCGGAAAGAGGACCGGCTCTCTGTGGCACCTGGTTAATGACGGGCACCTGCATGCCCAACCTACACATTTTATGGACAATGCTTTAAAGTCGCTAGACGGCGAAATTGATGATATGTGGAATAAGGTGATGAAATGATACAAAAAGTCTATGACATATTAAGCGTTATCGGCGTGCCGGTTCAGTACATTCTGAGGCCTGATATATCCACGGCGAAAATAGGCATTAGCTATCATTTTTTCAACGAGGGCTATGAATTGTATGCAGATGGCAAAGGCGAAGAGTTCGGCGGCGTGCTGCAGGTGGATGTATTTTCAACCGTGGACTATTCGAGCATCGTTCAGCAAACCCGTGCCTTGCTGGAGGAAAATAAACTCAGATTGGCCGACATGAGAGATGGCGATGATGGGTTTGAGGACAGTATGAAGTATTATCATAAAATTTTAATATTTAACTACAATGAAAGAGAGGTACTGTGATGGAAGTTAAAATAAACGTGCAAAACGTTCATCTTGCAGAAATAACCGAGACATCGGGCGAGATTACATTTGGTGTGCCTGAGTACGTGGCAGGTGCTATGGAGATGGGCAGGACACCACAGTTGTCTACAGGACAATTATATGGTGATGGGAAAATAACTCATAAAAACTCTAAGAAAATAGCATATCAATTAACCGCAAGCCTTAACAAACTGCCGACAAAATGGCGCAGATACATGGAAGGTGTACAGGTTAGCGATGGCGTTGAATCCGGTACGTCAAAAGACGAACCAAAGCCGTTTGCTATCGGCTGGGAAGTAGAAAAGACCGGAGGGCAAAAAGAATTGATATGGTTCCTGTACTGCTTGGCTGAACCAATCCAGGAAACTAACAGACAGTCCGAAGAGAACATAAACTACTCAACCGACAGCGTGACAATAACGGCCCTTGAACATGACAGCCTGGGTAGGTATTACACGTTTATCGACACAGAGGATGAGGATATAACCGAACAGATGGTTGAGGACTTCTTTACGCAGGTGCAGACCACGGATGCAATATCGGCGCCGGCAGAACCGGAAACATGATCAATAAACATATACCCCCTCTCTGATACTATATGTTACAATATGGTAAAAGGAGGGGTATTTGTGGATAATTTAGAATTCAGAAAGTTTTTAACTACTTACGGGATGGACTATGCAGAATACCAACAATTAGACGAAACAAAGAAACAGGAACTACTTAAAAAATTCAAATCAGAAACAAAATCAGACAATTTGAGCAAAATCGGAAAGGGGATACAAGGTATTGGGTGCTTAATAATGCTGATACCAATACTAATTATGCTGCTATACCTTTTATTTTCTTTTGTCAAGAGCATGTTATAGACGCAAGCACCCAATAACCGGGTGCTTTTTATTTGTGAAGTGAGGTGGTTTCATGGCAAGAATATCTATAAAACCTATAGAGCCGCTGGAGTTGGAATTTGCTGACGGAACGGTAAAAGAAGCTTTGTTTAATAACGAAGCTTTTATTGTTTATACAGACGAATTCGGGAAGCTCGATGTTGAAGAATTAAAAGAAATGAAGGATAAGCCTTATGACTTGGTATCGAGGTTTTTATATTGTGGCATGAAGGTTATAGATAAGACCGTAACCTTAGAGGAAGCAAGGTCAATTACTATCGGCGGCGGTGAGGCGTTGGCGGTTGAAATTATAAATTCTGTGGTTGATAATTTTATGGCAACAGCAGACGAAGAATCAAAAAAAAAGTTCTTAACCGAAGTGGAGAAATTCAACAAGGCACTGGAATAGACGCTGAGTTTTGGGAAACTCTTTATTTTGCTTATTGCATTAAGTTGGGCAGAAGCGAGGAAGAATTTTTTAAGAGCAGTACGGCAAAAGTGATCCGGATGCTTGAAATAAATACTGATGGAATAAAGAAAAAATCCCAAACAAAATACGTCAATTCAATGAGGGATTTTCTGAGGTAGGTGATTATTATCGCTAGTTTCAAAGGGTATCGCAGGCAGATTCGCCTCGAATTCGACTATAACGAGATAAAAGAAGGCGTACCAAATGTCTCAAAGCAAATGGCTGTCCTCAACGCTGAATTCCGCAAGTCATCAGCAGAGGCAGAGGCAAGCGGAAAAGAGATTGATAAACTAGGCACCAGGTACGATTTTTTGAGCAATAAGATAAAAATACAGGAGCAGGAAGTCGAGAAATATAGAGACAGGCTTGAAAAGGCTACCAACGCAAAAGGCAATAATACTAAGGCGATACAAAACAACACCGCAAGCCTTGAAATAGCTCAGGCCAAGCTTGCACAAACCAAGGCAGAGCTAGACAAGGTTAGTCAGGAGCTAGAAAAGCAAAAAACCGTTTTAGGCAAGACATCAAAAGAGTGGGGCGAGATGGGCGATAAGCTTACCAGTGTAGGCAAGAGCATGTCTATGAAGCTCACTGCTCCCATACTAGCAGCGGGCGCAGCAAGTTTTAAGCTAGGCGCTGACTTTGAACAAGCTTTAGGCAAAATGAATGTAGTATTTGAGGAAAACTCCCGTAACGTTGAACAATGGGCGCAGAACTCTTTAAGAGACTTTGGGCTTGCAAGAAGTACAGCGGTAACGATGGCATCTGACTTCGGTGCGCTTTTCAAGGGAATGGGTATACCGCTGAAGGAGACGGAAGAATGGTCAAAGACTCTGACCGAAAGGGCAATGGATCTGTCCAACTTCTATGACACCACTATTGACGAAACGATCACTGCCCTCAACGCCATTGTGACAGGCCAGACGGAGCCTTTGCGAAAATTCGGCATCAACATGACCCAAGCTGCCCTCCAGGAATACGCATATTCGCAGCACATCAGAAAAAGAGTGTCCGACATGACCGAGGCTGAGAAGGTACAGCTTCGATACAACTTCGTAATCGAAAAAACCAACATAGCGGTTGGAACGACAGCTAGAGAATCGGATTCTGCAACAGGACAGATGAATAGATTTAAAGAGGGCGTAAAAGAGTTGGGAATTAGCTTTTCGGAGCAGATATTGCCGATTTTCACTCCTGTCATAGAAGGTTTAAATAATATAATTGAAAAATTCTCCGGACTTAGTGATGGAACAAAAAAATTCATCGTTATCGCAGGGGGGCTTGTTGCAACCGTGGGGCCAATACTGCTGATTCTCGGCAGCGTATTTAAGGCAATATCCAATATAAGCGATGGCGTAAAAGCTGCAAAAACAGCAATCAAGGCCGTATCCGGTGCGGGTAAGCTATTCAGTGGAGCTTTAGACACCACAAAGTTTTTTGGTTTTGCCAAATGGGCCCTTATTATAGCGGGTGTCGCTCTGGCTATAGCAGCTCTTGTAGTAGCCATCAACTACCTAATAGGCAAAGGCCGGGAAATGAATGAGTTTTCTAAGAATATGAGCAATATGGTGGGAGGTATTGGACAGAGTGTCCAGGGCGCAAGCATAAGAGGCTATGCTGTGGGTACAAAGTACCATCCGGGTGGACTTGCTATAGTAGGCGAAGAAGGACCGGAGCTTGTTAATTTGCCTCGAGGCAGCCAGGTATACACCAACCAGGAAACCAACGATATGTTGCAGGGCGGCGATACATACATTCTGCAGGTTAAAATGGACGAGGTTGACGAAGTTTATAAATTGGTAGAAGTATTTAAGGGCATGAGACAAAAAGATAGAGCAGGGGTGGTGATGGCATAATGGCACAACATACAATTGATTTACCTTGTATAGCGGATACTTATTGTTCAGCTGAAAATCTTACATCTAATTACGGAAATGCAACTTTGTTAAGGTGCGGTGGATATTGGTTGGAAATGTCCGATTATCAATACTATACTAGGTTTTACGCACTTATGAAATTTGATCCTTCGTCTTTGCCTTTGCGTAAACAAGTGATTGAAGCTAAGATAAGGGTTTATTCTGTGAGATCTATGCCATCTGGAGAAAAAGCCCAAGTTTTATATGACACGCATGACATAGATTGGAACGAAGCTTCTGCAACTTTTTTAAGTCAAGGTGATAAAAGTGGAGGCATCATAGTATCTTTTAAAAACGGAATACCGTCTAACGCATGGGTAGAAATTAATGCAAGTAGTAATGTAGTACGTCGAGCACTTATAAACGGGGAGGTAGAAACTAAAGGATTATATTTTTATTGGAATAGTGAAGCGTCTACATCGTATTGGGAACTGCATTCACGAGAGAACACAAATAAACCAGTGTTAAGAGTAATATATGAAGATGTTCCGCCAAACGCACCAACGCCAACTGAACCTATCGGCACTTACAAGGATAGCAAATCCATCACACGCTTTGCATGGACGTACAACAGCGATGTCGGCGGCGAGCAAAAAGCATTTGACCTGCAATGGAGCACAGACCAGTCCACATGGACAACGGTGTTTGAGACCACAGCCAACAACTACTACGATATGCCAGCTGAAACATTTCCGGCGGGAAATATCTATTGGAGAGTGCGGACATACAACGAGTATGACGAGGTTGGGCCATACTGTGATATACAATCATTTTATGCTATCGGCGCACCTAACGCTCCGGCAATTAATGCGATACCAACGGATACAGCTAGGCCTGTGGTATCATGGTCAGTATTTAGTCAGCAAGCGTATCAATTACAGGTAATGTCTGATGATGCGATAGTTTATGACAGTGGCATAATACCCGGAATAAACATACGTCAACACAAAATAAAAGCGTGGCTAGCAGATGACGAGTACACTGTACGCATACGCATAAAAAATGAATACGACCTCTGGAGCGAATGGGGTAGTGCGGCAGTTACAATAACAACGGTTAAGCCAGATAAACCTACACTTACCATACAACGGTCAGCCCATGGTGTGGAGATAAACGCAACCGGACTTATATACAGGTCAGACTATAACAAGGATGACTATATCTGCATCGGTACGGCTACGGGAACTTATTACGATAATACAGTTGCAAGCGGCAGGGAGTATAAATACTTTGTCAGGGCTGTATCGGAAAATGATACTTTTGCAGACAGCGATATAAAGCTTATTCAGGCCGAATTCCAACACGCCTTGATTGCTCCTGTATCGGACCTGACAAACGTCTTTGCGTTTACACGCTCGCTTAATGCACCACCGAAACGCACATACAACAGACAGCCGGGAGGGGCTACGGTACAGTACGCCGGCCGCACTCATCCAGTGTGGGAGCCGACCGAACACATAAGCGCAGGATTGAGTCTATCTTTTTTCCTAAAAACTTGGGCAGAGGTAGAAACCTTCATGACAATCTACGACCTCAACAGTACGGTTTTATACCGTGATGCTAAAGGCCGAAAGATATATGGTACATTGAGTAATCTGTCGGTCAATGATGATATTTTAGGATATTTAATAAGCTTTACTCTTAACCAAGTTGATTACGATGAGGAGGTGTAGCCATGTTAAATTTAGCAGTAAACGGCTATACCAAACAGCAGGTGGTTGACAGTCTACACGGACGAAACGGCAGCAGGGGCAAGGTAACATTTCGCTATGAGTTGCTGAGTAAAGATGATGTTAAATTAGGTGAACTTACTGCGCAGCCCGGCAGAGTAGCGCTGAATAGCTTGGCAGAAATAAAAAGGACAGCTGTGTTTCAAATAACCGAACAGGAAGGGCAAGACATAGACTGGCTATCCGACAGGATCCGGCCAGTCTTTTGTTTACAGATGCCCGACGGCGGGATTGCCGAATGGCCGTTGGGGGTGTTTATACTCTCCAGTCCGACCCGGAAAGATGAGAACGGACAAATAAAGCGCTCCATCGAGGCCTACGACGGCAGCCTCATACTCAAAGAGGATAAGTTTACTGACAGATACTTTATCCCCGCCGGTACAAGGTACACCACAGCTGTGATTGACATTTTAAATGCAGCCGGCATTTGGAAAATAAACATCATCGACCATCCCGGCACACTGGCGGCAGATAGGGAATTTGAGATTGGAACAGAAAAGCTATTTGCCGTAAATGAGCTGCTGGCGGCTATAAACTATACAAGTCTGTGGGTTGATGAAAACGGCTATTTTGTTGCACAGCCGTATGTGTTGCCATCAAGCCGAGACCCAGAATATGAGTATAGGACAAACGATCTCAGTATCATCCATCCAGGAGCAACGGAGGAACTTGACCTGTTTGGTGTGCCTAATAAATGGGTACGTTATGTCAGTGATCCAGACAGGGCTGTAGTACTTCAGAGCGAATACATCAACGATTTGTCTACATCACCAACTAGCACTATCAGCAGAGGACGGTCGATAGTTGATATTGACGCTGTAGAAGATATAGTTGACCAAATTACACTAGACGAGTTTACCAAACGCATAGCGTACAACGCTAGTCAAGTCTATGGTAGATTTGACTTTTCGACATCGCTAATGCCACATCATAGTTATTATAACTGTCTATTTGTCGAGCATAGCGACTTTGGCATATCTCATAAATACATGGAGTCATCATGGGCGATGGATTTACAAGCCGGTGGTACTATGACACACAGTTGCAGGAGGGTGATACAGATATGAGACTAGCAACAGTAACATCCATAACCGGAGGGGTTGCAGTACAGTTTGACGGAGAGACATCTGCGAGTACAAAGCTATATAAACGGCTGTCCAGCTACTCAAGCCCGGCTGTAAATGACAGGGTGCTGTTAGTTAAGGTGGGCGGCACCTATGTCATACTTGGCAAAATAATCTAGGGGGAGGGATACAGATTGATAACAAGAGATTTTGATTTAGTCATAAGAGTGCCACAGCAGGATTATATTGATACCGGCATTGATGTTGTCCAAAACGACCAGAACGTCTATATACTCAACCTGCGTATCACAGATGGCATACAGGACATTGATTATGAGCAGGTGGATAGGGCGACAATTACCTTCGCAAAGCAGGACGGGCATGTTGTTCAGGGCAATTTAGAGCCAACAGAGACAGGCTATACCTATGAACTGGGAACTAATGAGATTGCATGTCCCGGTAAAGTGGTAGCAAGTATACAGCTATATGGCGAGATTGACGAGCGGCTCACTACCGCGCGATTTAGTTTCGAGGTTGTCCGGGATTTGATAACCCCCTCGGCTGTGGAGTCGTCAACCGAATTTGGCGCGCTGATAAAAGCTATTGCCATGATGGAGGAACTGGAGGAAAGGCTCGAGGGCTTTCCAAATATTAAGGTTCTAGGCACCTATCCAACATTGGCAGACTTGCTCGCCGCGCATCCTGATGGTTCTGGCTTGGACGGTGGCTATTTCGTTGTTGAAAATGGAGAATTCTATATCTGGTCTAATGTAACAGGCCAATGGGAATCCCTTGGCACAATTAAAGGACCGCAAGGAGACCAAGGTCCACAAGGCGAACCTGGACCCAAAGGCGACAAACCGGCTCATCAGTGGTCGGGCACATCATTGAGATTTGAAAATCCCGACGGCACATGGGGTAGCTTAGTAAACCTTAAGGGTCAAGACGGCCTTGGTGCCGGTGATATGCTTAAAAGTGATTATGACACCAATAATGATGGCAAGGTTGACGCTGCTGAGGACGCAGACAAACTCGGCGGAGTTGCGGCAAGTTCATACGCATTAAAAACCGATGTGAATGCTGCCGTTAGTGGCTTGGTTGACTCAGCGCCCGAAACACTTAACACGCTCAACGAGCTTGCGGCGGCACTTGGAGATGATCCAAATTTTGCTACAACGGTAGCCACAAACATTGGTAAAAAAATCGCCAAGGTAAGCAGTCCAACAACTGGCAATATTGCCGTACTCACATCAGACGGCGAAGTTGCTGACGGTGGCAAAGCTCCATCAGACTTTATGCAGAGGAATATATCTCAAACCATGACCGCCGACCTTATTGCCAAATCAGGCACAGACTACACGGCGCGAAGGGTGCGAAACATCATTCTATCCACCGAGGATGCTGACGCAGAAGATATGGAAAACGGCGACTTGTGGATTAAGTACGAATAGGGGTGATTAGATGGCACAACCATTAAGCAATCTACCTGTAGGGGCAAAGGTAAAGTTCGGGCGGTATCAAGTCAATACTGAAACCGCAGAAGAAATTATTTGGACTATTGTGGCGAAAAATCATCCGGGTTATCCCGCTAACGCTATAACTTTACACGCTGAAAAAATCATAGATTTGCGTTGTTTCGATGCGAGAGAACCCAATAACACTAATAGCGACAGAAAAAACTATGGCAATAACCGTTATTCCCAATCAAATATTGACCAATGGCTAAATAAAGATTCGGCGGCGGGTGCTTGGTATGTCGGACAACATACTTACGACCAAGCTCCTAATGCTGCTAATGTGTATGCCAACACGCCATACGATACTCGTCCGGGGTTTCTAAATCATTTTAGTACGGAAGAAAAGAATGCGATTTTATCTACTCCTTTGAGAGTTGTTAAACCTTCGGTCGATGGGGGTGGGTATGAGGACATTACCCGGAAAGTATTCCTCCCCTCTACTACCGAAGTCGGCTTGGCTAACGAAGGTGGTACGGCAGAAGGAACAGCATGGGGATTTTATACAAGCAATGCTGCTCGTATTGCGTATTTGACCGCACAGGCTTTCAACAATACTCTATCAAGCTCTAAACCATCTGCTATCGGTAACGCTTGGTACTGGTGGTTGAGAACGCCGAACTCCTCGAACGCTCACTTCGCTCGCCGTGTCATCGCGGACGGTACGCTGCACGACAGCGCTGCTCACAATGGTGGCCGCGGCGTTCGTCCCGCTTTGAATCTTTTATCTTCCCTCTTGGTATCTGATACCACCGATGCCGATGGTTGCTATACGTTGGTATGGTCAACGCCGATAAACTTATCCGTAAAAGTGGATGGAGAGCTAAAAACGTATGACAAAGGCTGGGTTAAGGTGGACGGCGAACTGCGGGAGATAGAAAAGATTTGGGTTAAGGTAGACGGCGAATTGAAGGAGGTATAATCCCATGTGGACGAAAAGCGAAGCAAAGACTCTTATCTGCACCTGCTTTACAGTAGCCGGGATGCTTGCTATATGTGCGGTTGCGGAAATCCTTTGGGGCGGCACTATATGGGTATCGCTTGTAGCGGTAGCATTTTCAACGATTGCTCTGTGGGGAGGGTTTGAGCTGCTCGATGACTACATAGAAGACAACGAAGACTAAAACGCATACATAAAAACACAATGCCGGAGGTGCGCAAACACCCCCGGCTTTTTAATGCCTGCCTCTACTCACCGGGAGCAGACAAAGGCAGGCGACATAATCATATCACAAAATTAACGGGAGGTGCAAGATGGATGATTTAATTACAAAAGTGTGGGATAGCGTACGACCGGGCTTTGCTCTAGCTTGGGCATGCATAACATGGCTGATTTTCCCGGAGGAATCTTTTACGGTATGGTGCGCTGCTTTATGGATTGCCGTGGTGTTGGACTTGCTGACCAGGTGGTACGCAATCTTTAAAAAGGCCGGAGGAATCCGAAAGGCTATCAAGTCCAAGGCGTGGAACTCGCGGGAAATGTACGAAAAGACCAGTATCAAGATTATATCCTACCTGGTGATACAGATCCTGGCCGGGCTGTCCATAAGACTTGTGGACATCCCGTATATCAGTAACATTGTGGCCACAGTGGTATATAGTTTTTTATTTTTCCGGGAGTTTGCAAGCAATATCGAAAACCTCATTGATGCAGGGGCCGACTACCTGAAGCCGTTGCTTTTTTGGGTGAAAAAGAAAAAAGATGAAGTACTGGAGGAGGAGGACGAAAACAATGTATAGCGTACCTAAAAATATGCGGTTGTCTAAGAATTTTGTATTATCCGAGTTTGCTTGCAAGGACGGCAGCAAGAATATTTTAGTTGATTATGAGCTCGTGCAGCTGTTGCAGAAGCTTAGGGACAACATAGGTAAGCCGGTTGTGATTACGTCCGGATATCGGACGGCCGCATACAATAAAAGGTGCGGCGGTATCGCAACTAGCCATCACTTAACCGGCAAGGCGGCCGACATAAAAGTATCCGGCATGACTCCACTGCAGGTAGCGAGTGCTACAGATAAGGTTGGGTTTAAGGGCATTGGAGTTTATCCCACATTCACGCATGTGGATGTCTGCGGATCCGTGACAGGTAAAAAACTGTACTGGCGAACCAATAGCGCCGGAAAGCAGACGTTTTATAAGTCACTGGCTGAAATGAAATAAAGAAAGGTTAAGGTGATATAATGAAAGAATTTTTAGCAGGGAATTGGTTCGCACTGCTCCTAGGGGTCCTGTGCCTGGCCGGGATTATATACTTGGCCGTCACAAGGCAGTGGGAGAAGCTCAGGGGCATTGCATACGCCCTCATGCTGCAGGCTGAGAGAGTGTTTTCTGACGGCGAAGGGAAAAAGAAATTTGAAGCTGTATTTGAGAAATTATACTTAGACCTGATACCGGCCTGGCTAAGGCTGTTTGTGCCTCCGGATGAGTTGCGGCGAAAGCTGCAGGAGTGGTACGACCTGGCTAAGGATTATCTGGATGATGGAGTGATAAATAATAAATAATAAATAATAAGCAAGCCCTCGGGAGTGGTCCTGGGGGCTTATTTTTTTGTCTAAAAATAGGACCTTAATGCGGTGGTAGAAAATTGGTAAAATTCTATTGAAATTTATCAAGAACGGGGTTACAATAATAGAACAGGTGTTCTAAAAACTTACTAAAGACAAAATAAAAGGAAGCAGCCTCTAGACCGGTATACTTCCTCTTATCAGCCAACCCTGCAAAAAAGAAAGAGGGTGGTTTTATGTCTTGATTGATTTTACCACATTTTATAGGTTTTGCAACAAGAAAATTTTGGAAAATATTACTATGTGGAGGAAATACGAATGTATAAAAGTAGCAGCAAGGACAAATTTCTAAAATCTGAATCTATCAATTCTCTTTTTGATGAACTAACGACAATATTCAAGAAAAACTATTGCAAGGACAAAGCGTTTCAAGATGAACTTTCGGCTATTTTGATAAAAGAAACTGGCAATGATAATTTAGGCCGTTTGTGCAGGGAAATTATAAATTTTTAAAAATGTCACACTTTTGTCACACTTTTAGGGATATAAATAAAGAAAAGGGTTTCGGCGTAATCGCTGAAACCCTTGATTTTGGCGGAGAGAGTGGGATTCGAACCCACGGTACGGTATAAGCGTACACACGATTTCCAGTCGTATCACAGACCGCTGTACAGTAATCCTGTATTCGGCAGACCTCGGCAAGTCATTCATTGCTGGGTTTCAGCAAATGCCTTCAATCACTACAGAGCGCCTGTACTGCCGTTTTTAGAATTTGTCACACTTTTGTCACACCCCAACTTTAATACATTATCCAACTTTGAACTAGATTTTTTAATCAGATTTACATTTTCATGCAGATATAAATCTGAGGTGATTCCTATTTTGCTATGACCCAATAAACGCTTTAAAGTATCTAGGTCAGTACCCTCTTCCAATTGCAGAACTGCAAACGTATGCCGGAGGTCGTGAAAGCGGCATTCTGGTAGACCGTGCGTTTTTTGGAACTGTTTAAGAGTTCGGGATATGTGCGAAGGGTGAGGAAGTATGCCAGACTCAGTCTCGCAAACGTAAACAGGGATGCCCTTTCTTTGACTTATAATGCTTTCCTTATAAGCTTTTAATTCATCAGAAAGGAAACCTTCCATATCAATTATTCGTTCGGATTCTTTAGTTTTAACTTTTCTGTGATATGCTTGTCCACCGACAACAACATAATTATTGCGTATATATGCAACGCCTTTGTCAAAGTCTATATCAGACCATCTTAATCCAAGCGTTTCGCCCCGCCTAAGCCCTCTCATAGATGACAATAATACGGCTGGGTATAATGGGTGATCTTGTTCACGTAAAGCCAATATGAGCCTATTCAAATCGTCTGCGGTATAAACTATAACTTCAAACTCTTCTTCGTCCTCCCTGATCTCGACTCCTTTACAGGGATTCTTTTCAATATACTCATTGATTAGGGCATATTCCATAGCGGCATGAAGTGTTCTAACGACGTATTTTACACTACGATATTTTAAGGGCTTAATGTCTATAGTTTGTTTTTTACCATCCTTAAGTATCGTGTCCTTGTAACCATTCCGGAGGTTGTCAACCATGCCCTGAACATCGATTAATTTTAACCTGCTTAACTTTGCATTTTCAAGAAACTTGTTAATGTGTTTGATGTTTACTTTATACCCGCTTAAAGTTGTGGGTGATATTTTATCTTCTTTAAATTCAATCCAATGTTTAAGAAATTGCCCTAACGTGGTTTTGTCCGAACTAGATTGCAAGCCCTCAAGCCTTTCCTTCTCTTTGCGGCCCCATTTTTCAGCTTCCTTTTTACCCTTAAACCCACTTTTCTTCTTGCTGTGTTTTTTGCCATTTTTATAATACCAAAATCTGCAGCTATAAAATGTTATGGATCCAATCTTATAAGATTCAACTTGCACAGCTTGTCCACCGCCTTATTTTGATTTCATACGTTTAATAAAGCTATTTAGCAAATCAATATCTTCATTAGACATTGTAACTATATCGGGGAGCAATTCTTTAATCTTTGGGTTTTGAACAATTTGTTCTTCGACGCTTTTGGCATCAGCCTTCAATTGTTCTGTATTGTCCCATCCCATTAAAGTATTAGCGTCTACACCAAGCAACCCACATAATATAGGTATAGTGTCAGCATCTGGCTTGTTATCGCCACGCTCCCAATTAGATACTACATTCTTTGTTTTGCCAACCGCTGCGGCAACCTCTTCTTGTTTAAGCCCTTTGGCTTCTCTGTATTTTTTTATATTATCTCCTATTATGCTCATTTCTGCACCTCCAATAAAATTGTACAGTATTTTATGCAATATGTAAAGAAAATATTCAGAAAAACTGTATTTTGTTATTGACAACACAGTAAATCTGTATTAACATGGTAACAGATACAGAAATTCTGGACAAGCTAAGGGGGTAAGTGCAAAATGTTCAAATCGCCAGCAGAAAAAATATCTACATATCTATCAGAGCATGGCATCAAACAAAGGTTCTTGGCTCGCAAAATCAACATGAACGAAAATATATTGAGCTCAAGACTTAGAGGCGTTTCAAAGTTTTCGTATGATGAAATCGCTTTAATATGTGGCGTCCTAAACCTTCAGCCCAATGACATTATAGAACCGAGATTGCCAAATGGAAACGAGCGTGATTCTCAATGAAAAGATTTATGAAGATCAAAGAGGCTGCTGCCACATATGGGTTAGGAGTAAAGTTGCTCTACAGGGCAATTCATAATAAAGAATTAAAGGCCTACAAGCCCAACGGCAGAGACTTTCTTTTGAAAGTTGAAGAACTGGAAAATTGGATTGAATCGAAGTCGGTTTAACCCATGCTCACTACATATGAAAATTCTAATGTTCAACTCATTTATTAAGAAAAGGAGGAAACGCTATGAACAGTCTAACTATCATCAAATCAAACGGACAATTCGCAATCGACAGCCGCGAAGTGGCAGAAATGACAGAAGTCAGACATTCAGACCTACTTGAAAAAATCAATGGATATGTAGCGCATTTACTCAACGGAAAATTCCGTTCAGTGGAATTCTTCATTAAAAGCAGTTATGAAGACAGCACAGGCCGTACACTTCCTTGTTACCTTCTCACTCGCAAAGGCTGCGATATGATTGCTAACAAAATGACCGGCGAAAAGGGTGTGTTATTCACGGCGGCTTATGTCACTAAGTTTGAAGAAATGGAAAAGGCACAGCGCAATACAAGGCTCACAGTAAGTCAAGCCATTGAAATGATGCAGCTGCTCCAAAGTATCAGTGCTGACAAACTTCCACTTATCAAGGACATTCTCTCGTGCACAGGAATCAACATCAGATTCCCTGGCTCCAATACTGGCACGGGCGATCATGTAATGGATTACATTTATAATTCACAGTTACATGGTGAAGTAAAGGCCGCAAGGGTTTATCTGGATTACGCCCAGTGGTGCGCAAGACAAGGTTTTACTCCTGTATCCAAGGTAATGTTCGGTAGAAAAATCTCCGCATGTGGAATTGGGAGACACCGGACACACGATGCCAGATTTTACTTGATGTAAAAAGGAGGTCAGGCCTATGTCTACCAACGACATGCGCAGCCACATCATTGCTGCATACGGCTCAGGCAAGGTGTGGAAGCAAAAAGTACTAAAGATGTCAGATGGGCAGGTACTGGCAATATACCGGAGCCTGCAAAAGCAAGGAAAAGTTAAGTAGGAGGTCATACCAATGGCAAAACAAAGTTACTACACAAAATGCGGCCGGAAGTTTGAAAAGAACAGCACGGCCGTTGTTACCGGATACGAACTCGGAGAGGATGGCCGGGGAAAGCTCATAGATAGAACATGCGCAAAATGCCCTTGGCCGGTTGAGGTCAAAGATGGCTGGCCACTGGTACACAAAAGATGGGAATGCCGGGCAGGATCACAACCGCCAAACCATGAAACAACATGGCGCGGAAGCTTGGATGACAAGAACACTATACAGATTGACAGCCTGGATCATGGGCTCATGGAAGAGATCCGCCAATACTGCATTGACCACCCGGAGCTAGGCGCTGGATACAATGCCGACTGTATGGCTGATTGCCGTAGGACATTGTCTGTCAGCTGTAGCCAAAATAAAAAAGGAATAGCGGCGAAGAAGGAGCTTATTGAGAAGTTCTTTCCGGAAAATAAAGAAGAGATCTCACTCACCAGCGATGAAGGCTTATATTACTGCGAAAAAGAGGACTGCCCATTTAATGACCGGAAAGATGGGTGCTGCTTTGCGCAAGAAGATCATGATGAATGTTTTGCAAAGGATTTGATAAGCGCGATCAAAGATTATGATTGCGAAAATGAGAACGTGCAGTTTGCTTACAAGCTCATCAGACCGGAAGCGCACATTGAAGAAGGGGAGGATCCCGCATGCGAAACAGACGAATCTCAGACGAATTCTGGCAACGGCTCATGTGCGAGTGGTACTGTGGAGGCTACTGTTATCTTGAATGCGGTCAGCGAAACTGCGACGACTGCAGAGGATTTAAAAGAAGAGAACCCATCATGCAGTAATTGTTACTGGAACATGTTCAAGAGTAGTCCGGCTAAATGCTTTGGCGGCGGTTCGAAGATCTATGGAGAAAAAATCTTTGATGCTAACATGAATATTTGTGAGTTTTATCTTGATACAAAATCAAGCAACTCAGAAATTGAAGCGTTTAAGGAAAATTGGAAGAAATTACACAAAACCTGCGGCAGTTGCAGCTATTATATTCAAAAGCTTGAATTCAAGGATGGATGCAATCTTGTCCATTATGAATGCAACAATCAAGCTTCTGAGAGCTACGGTAAGCGTGTTACCCAATACACAATCGACTGCGACGTGTCAGGACAGGTTGCTGGTCAGATGCCCGGAAAGGACGATGATATGGCTATTGATAAAGAAGAAATTTGCAAAGAGTTAGAAAGCATTCCATCCATCGATATTGAAATCAAGTCTTTCGATTATTCCACAGTGGATGAGGAAACTGGCGCCTTCCTGCAAGAGAAGGCCAACCGGATTACCGAGATTCGCATTAAGTCAGTTATCGCCATGGGTAAAGAGCTCAAAGAGGCACAGGACAAGCTTGCAAATAATAAAACAGGCACCTTCCAAGCATGGGCTGAAAGTCTAGGGCTCTCCAAATCGTCAACCTACAATTACATCAATGCTTATAATTATATCGTCCAAAATTTGGACAATATCGAAGATGCCGAAAAAATCCAACCGTCTCTCCTATTCGCCGCATCTAAGCCGTCAGCTCCGAAGGAGCTTGCTGACAAGGTTGTCTCCGGCGATATTACCACTCACAAGCAATATAAAGAGCTGGAGCAGAAGCTTAAGGATGCAGAATTCCACTATGACAACGTAAGCAAATCATATAAAAGGCTTGAAAAAGTTAACACTGAGCACTACGAAGGTAAGGTCAGAGCTGAAAACAGAGCAAAACAACTAGAAGCAGAAATTGCCGGCCTTAAAAATCAATTGGCGGTTGCTCCGGATGCAAGCAAAATCAAAGAACTTAAAGCCACAATTGTGGAACTAGAACAGCAGCTCCACGATAAGCCTATTGAGATAGCAGCTACTAAGGTCGTGGAAAAGGAAGTCATCCCGGACGAAGTTGCGCTGGCTATCCACGACAAAGTTATAAAGCTATACGAGGGCATTGCAAAACTCACCAAAAAAGAGATACAAATATTCGCCGAGCAGGTTGAGCCGAATAGTTACGACGATATCAGTGCCAATATTGACATCGCAATTCGCACGCTCGAAAAAATACAGTCCGCTGCATATGGCGCCACAAACATGATTGAGCCAGAAGGCCACTGCGGGGATTGTGTCAACGCCGACATGGACGCAGTGACGGAGGAGCAGCTGGACGAGGGCAAGACACTGTGTACCGTCGCCGGCCAAGTTGTGGACATCATGGACGGCTGCGGCAAATACAAGTTTTTTGGAGCTCAGTCATGATTAAGCGATTGATTATTAAGCTAAAGGATTGGTATCTCGGCCGGAAGGCAATTTGGTTGACGGTCGAGCTGGAAGAAAGGAGGAAATATGAAAAATAAATTACTTTACATAATCGCCCTGCTGCTTACCGTACTAATCTGCCTAAACATCGAGATACGGCAACAGACGGCAACGGATAGAATTAACACACTAACTGCAGAAAACGCTGAACTGCAGCAGGACATAGCAACTCTACAATCCACAGCGGATAAACAGGCATGTAAGCTAACAGAGTTATCTGAACAACTAAGGGAGTTATCTAAAAAAGCAAGCCGTGGCGGGGATGTAGAGCGTGAGCCCCAGCCTACATGCCTTGGCGAATACACCGTCACGGCCTACTGCAGCTGTGAGATATGCTGCGGTAAGTATGCCAAAAACAGGCCTGGCGGCAAAGTATACGGAGCCGCAGGTGTGGAGCTGATACCCGGTGTATCTGTGGCGGGATGGCTGCCGCTGGGGACGCACATCGTAATAGATGGCCATGAGTACATAGTACAAGACCGGACGGCGAAGTGGGTCCGTGA